ATTTGGTTCGCAGAGGACCAAATGATGAAAATTTATTTGGTTCGCAGAGGACCAAATGATGAAAATTTATTTGGTTCGCAGAGGACCAAATGATGAAAATTTATTTGGTTCGCAGAGGACCAAATGATGAAAATTAATATTTTTTGAATTATTATATATTTCCATATATATAATAATGGCAAATCAAATACAAGGTGTTCCTAATTTAGATGGCGCAAATCTCGGCGGCGGATTCAACGGTATTTCTGTTAAACAACCTAAAAATAGTTATCGCGATTTTTCTGATATGGCTGATCGCCGTATTTTAGTCAAGTCATGGAACACAATATACGCAACTGGTAAAGTCAATGGTATGGATCGTGTTATAACGCCTTTCAGAGCAGTAAATAGTTTAGGCGATTTCTTGGCACGTCAAAATTATATTTGCGGCGGATCAAATGAAGTGAATGCTTCAAGACCTGGATATGGCACACGTATTCGTAGTGCTCTCCAACAATGTGATGGTACTGGAATTCCTGCTACTGCAGGAAATAGCAAATTTGTTTGCGATTCATCTGATTATACCCGATACAAGCGTCAACGCGCATTCAATTTGAATTACAATGACAATAAAATGGGCGGAGATGAAAGCCATGCATCTTATGTCCCCGTTATGCGTGTTCACAGATATTAAGCAAACTAAACTTTCACTTGCTCAATTTCATATTCTTCTGTTAGCAGATCCTCTTTATTTACTGGTTCTTCTACAAAATCATCAACATTAGAATCATTAACTTTAGAAATTTTATCAACTATTTCATTTAGTAAAATATCAATAATATCATTTTCATCTTCAATATCATTTTCATGTTCAATGATATTTGAGGAAACATCAACTACATGATATTCAGAACCATTAAAAAGAGAACCTACATTACCTAGCGTATCAATCGAATTCAAAGAAAGCCTTTTTTGCAAATTAGGGTCAATATCATTAAATTGTACATGATCACGCATGTAAGCAGAATAAAAAATAGATTTATCAGTATTTGCTACATAATATGTATCATATACTTTAGTAGCCATAAACAAAATATTAGTAATATAATTTGTCGTAGTTTGATTACCTAAACTATATTGGTAAACGACAATACCACTAAGTACAACATTTACAATAAATAACAATACGCATATATAACTTATTTTTTGATAGTAACTATCCACTCTATAAATTTTATCATGATATTTTGCAGGTATTTTATTGAATACGACTTCAAGACTTTCATTATCGCGTGGATTACGTGGATTTACCTCCAAATATTTAATCAATTTGTTTTCTCTAGAAATTTCAAACGCATATAACAGAATAAAAGAACCCAATGTAGTAAAATTAAATATTAATCCAACATTATAAGTATAATCTTTCGATTCAAGGTTCTCTTTCATTGTACACAATTTTCCGCCACAATTTTGCGGAATAAAAATAATAAGCAATGAAGAAACTAACACGCGATATAATTCAATTGAAACGCCCATTATTAAATAAAGACGTTGTAAAAAATCTTGATTGGATAAAACTTCTGCAATATATTTTTGGCATAGATTACTAGATATTTCAGGTTTTATATCTTCTGGTTTATTTACAACTTCAGTTTCAAAATTAGACATACTTATATATATTATCTACAAAAAATGCTAACAGATAATATATTATTATAGTTCCAAATAACGAATATAATTTTCGAATTCGTAATTATCAATATCCACTTTCTGGTATACTTTCAAATAACATCGCAAACATACTAATACATCTGTTAAAGAATTATGCAATGGAATACCATATTTTTCAATGTCTTCTTGAAACAACATCTTGTAAAGAATAGCCAATTTCGGCCAATTTTTAAGAGAACAATATGTCATACCTTCGACCATTGTGCACAATATATTCACATGATTTTTATCCGAATTATAGAACATTTTCGTCATTTTCAAATAAGGCAATTTCTTGTAATGGCGACGGCATTCAAGCTTGATAATTCTACTGTCAAATGACATATTATGTGCAACAATCATACTACAATTCATGTAAGCATCATACAAATTATTAAGTGCAGTAACTATGCTAATTCCGTTATTGCATTTTTCTCTTGTTATTCCTGTAAGTTCAGTTACTTTTTCGCTAATTTCTACATGCTCTGGAATTTTTATATATTGGTTGTAATATTCCACAATTTTCTTTTCATGATTGTCATATATTATATAAGAAATTTGCGTAATATAAGGATAAATAGTCTTCAATTCTTCATCAGTAATTAAACCCAAATCTGGAATTTGGTTTGGAAGTAGTCCAGTAGTTTCAGTATCCAAAATCATCGTATATTTTGGATTTTCTTTTTCCTGAAATCTCGAATTTTTTAAACGTGTATTCATAGAATGCATTCTTTTGGTTTGATAATAATATATTATATTTGGTATTATTTATTTCAATTTTTTCATTGTTTTTTTATTTCCTTTTTCATTGACTTCATTTGCAACAGAAAAAAATAATTTATTATACATGTCTTCTGAAATAACTTGATCTGGTATAAGTTCATCACCTCCACGTAAATTATCAATATTTGGTGTGTAAGCAAGTGATAAAGGTATTATTTTATTTTCAAACTCTTTATATTCATGTTTTTCTGATGATACTTCGCCTCCGCCATAAAGTTTTCCATTATGTTGGTCATAAGAAAGCATGTCATTTTGAATTGCTATACCACCTTTATAATGAAATTCATTCAATAGATTATCACCATTTTCGGATTTCTGGTTCTCTTCTAACAGTATAAATTTTGTTTTCGGTTTAGAATTATACATTATATATTAAATATATAATATATTCATATATTCTTATTACTTGAATTTAGTAAATTGATAATTATTGCAAAAACATATAAATAAAAAATTTGAAAATTATTAATTTATTATATAATAATATATATAATATATGTCTCAATTAAATTGTAGAAATTATTTGACATGGGAGGGATTTTTAAAACAATTTAAAGATGAAAAAAAATCAAAAGATGAAGAAGAAAAAACAGAAAAAGAATTTACTAAAAAATATGGATCAGAATATAATTATGGAAAAATACAATTACTTTTAGTAATATTTAATAAAATTATGTTGTTTTTTACTTTATTTATTCTGGTTCTCTTTTTTACAAAATTTTTTTACTTATCTAGATTATTTATAAACACATTTATTTTATTTTTATTTTTTGATATTTTCCTAGATGAAACTACAATATGCATTCCATTATGTGATTATATTGATATATTACTCATTGATATAAATAACGATATCAATAATACGGATGGTTCTTATTTAAAATTGAATGTATGTTTATCTATTGAAATTACAGATAGAAAACTTGAAGAAAAAGTTGAAGAAAAAGTTGAGGAAAAAGTTGAGGAAAAACTTGAAGAAAAAGTTGAAGAAAAAGTTGAAGAAAAAGTTGAGGAAAAACTTGAAGAAAAACTTGAAGAAAAAATTGAAGAAAAACTTGAAGAAAAATAATACTAACAGATATTAATTATAATCAATATTTTGATACATAAAAAGAAAAAAAATGGGGCTATTAACCCTCATTTTTTTTGATTTTAACCTTTTACATTTTTTCTTTTTTTCTTTTTTTTATTTTTCAAAATTTTTATAACACATTTTTATAAAATTGCAAAATATAAATATTTGAATTGAAAATATTTATATTGTAAATGAATAACCCAGACACAAATATAACAAAGAACTTACCTAATCAACTGTAATTTGAGGCACTAGAGGCTTTAATAGCTCGGGTTCATGCTGCTGAACCAGCTCCTCTAAATGGCGATTGCGGACTTCTAACTCAAAGATTCTTCTGCGCAGTGTATCGATTTCTTGCTCACAGATAAGAATATCTACTCGATAATTCTCGTCAAGCTCTTCAATGATAGTTTTGATATCTTCATGCAGATTCTCATTTTCGCTTCGCGATTCATCTAGCTCGATCTCTAAACGAAGCATTTCTTGATTTTCGGATATTTCAATTTCTCTAATCTCCTCTGCTTCGAACTCCTCCGAATATTCACGGCTCTCTATCATAGGCGTTTTTTGTCGGACAAGCGGACGCAACTGATAGTCGATATCCGATTCGTAATCCACGTCAGAAGCTGCGAAATCGTTTGGTCTGTTAAGATGAATAAATCTGGTGTCTTGATATACTTTGGCAGGAAGCGGAAGAGGCTCCGTCTTGGTTCGCGTGTTTTCAAGCAGAATCCAGTCAAGACCCCCTTTGTAAAACAATCGCACTGGCTTATCTCTAGTCGCATTCTGGATATCGATCTGTAGCTCGCGCGCATCAGTTGTCTCGTACCACTCTGCAAAGTAAATGTTAGCGCTGTTATAGTGTTTGCCATTTTTATCAGTTTTAGGATAAAACTTAACATACGATACTCTACCTATATTCCGACTATCAAACTGTCGGAATATTTCGTCCTTATCATCAAGGACGCCAGTGTTCGGAATAAAGAGACTCATTTGCTTGTTGAATGGCATTGTTGTTGATTGATTTGCGTTGGTTTGGATAAAGTGTTTTAGACCTAGACAAAAAAAAGTGTGTCAATTTTTTTTATTTTTTACTAAAAATAATTTTATACCTTTTATAATTTATTTTGGGAATAATGTAAAATTTGTCATACACTTATTTCTAATTTCTGTTACACCGTCCAAAGAGAAAAAATGAGACTTTGTCCCAATTTTCTTTTTGTTCGGTGTAATAAATCTTCAACTGTGTAAATATGCTCCTAGATAAGTTGAATTGGTTTGTCTCTGATTTAATATCACGAATCTCAAACAATTTATGTTTATTTAATCGTATTAATACTATGCTACAAGTGAAGAGTTTTAAATGATAAAAAACTATAATAAATAAAATATTATAATAAATAAAATCTTTAAATAAAATATTATATATCAACAGTTTTAACATCAGGATTATTAATTGTAGGATAATGCGTCTTCAAAAATTCCGCCAATTTTTTCCCCGAATTATTACGCCCCCTATTTGCACAATACCATTCACGCGCCTTATAACTATCATAATTTTTCGTTATTTTTTCCAATGCAGGACCCACATCATTTTCATCTTTGAAAAATTCACCGGTTACACCAGGCACAACATTATGCCATCCACCAATAATATTATAGTTTGTAAGCACAGGCAAATTATAACACATGGCTTCAGTCATAACACGCGGAGAAGCATCGCTAATATTCGGCACAAATAAAAATCGGCATTTTTGCATTTCCTTTTGAAAAGTAAAGAAATCCATAAAAGGCACAGTTTTCACAATACCCGAACAATAATTCGTAAATTCGCAATTAGTACGTCCTACAATAATACCTTTCAAATGGAAATCGCGACACATGCTAGTCAAACACAATTTCGCTAAATCCCAATTACGATTATACCATTGCCATCCAGGAACACATTTGGAATCAGGACTTTCATCATCGTCTAAACAAATATACATGAAATCATATTCCTTTTCAATTGTAGGATCCGGTTTATAAAATCCATCAGTATCTTTTAAATCTGCTTCAGTAATAAGATCCATCGGAAGACCAGAATTTACAAGAGCTTTCGGTATTTCACGCGAACAATAAAGCCATGAACTAACCATTTTAATATAATTATGCCCACGTTTTTCATGAAAATGATCTTCATGTGGATTCTGGATTCTATCAGGAAAATCTAAATAACTAGAAATACCACAGAAATTGAGACCCTGTTTTTTATAATCTTCATATATTTGCTCATGTTCTTCAGTTCTAAATGGTGCACTTATCATAATAATATTAAGTTTTTTTCCATTTTCATCACGACAATTTTTGAATGGAAATTTGGCATCAGGTACATTTGAATCATCAATTACAGCAATTTGTTGCGCTTCTGAATCAAACCCCTCAACATTTTTTCGCAACATACGATCTTTCAATTCTTGTCCGTATTCATTATATAAAAATATTGCAAACTCAATAAAAATGATGAAAATAAAAATAAATAATATTACTAAACCAAAATTTAATTTCATTCTGTTGGCACTATTTAAAATATTATGTTATATTTTTTACTAATATAAAATAAATTACAATTTTTATTCAACATCTATATTTTTTCAGCAAATTCAGCAAGTGTAGGATCAACTTCGGGTTCTTCATTACTAGTAGATAATTCTAAATGATCTAATTCTTCAACCAGAGGTGTTTCTTCATCATAATATCCTTCTAATTCATTTGTACGTTTTTTCATAAGATGAAATAAAATATTGAAATAATTTCTATTATGATATATCCAATTTTCACTACTTATGGCTCCCATATATGGTTTAGTATCTTGTTTACATGAAAATTCTCCGTCACTTTTTTGCATACAGAACCAATAAATCTCTTTATTATTATTGATTTGTTTTTTGTAATAACCCCTTAATTTATATTCATTATATTTATAATTTTTATCTTCAAATTCTGAAAATTTAAAAGATTTTAATTTATTAGATATAAGAGAAACCTCATTTACAGCCATATAATTTTTTATATTTATTTTATTAATTCTATCAAAATTTGCTACATAAATACTATCAAATGTCGCTATTTTTATTTTACTAAAATTAGATTTATTTTCTTCATTTACTAATTTATTTAATTTTTCAGAAAGACGATTTAATAAAGCTCCTCCATATGAATGTCCATATAAAAGAATATTTTCATAATTTTGTGAATCTTGTACTATCTTATTTACAAAATCAATAATAAATCTATTATTACCTGACCTAAATTTTAAATGATGACGTGTTATTGGTTTTATTCTCATTGTAGTTTTGATTATACTTGATAATGCAGTAAAATATTTACGACATATATAATTAAATTGGCTTCTTACAATTTCTGATTTTGTTGAATCTAAATTTAATTGGTTTAAATAAATATCTTTTTGATATTCTACATTTAATATTTTTTTTTCTTCATCGTAATTTTTAGATGTATAATTTTCACTACAACCTAGTCCACCAACAAAATATACAACAGTATCACCATTTTTATCAGAGTCTGTAGTACAAAAATTCCAATGTTCAGTCATTCCATTTTTCATAATACATTTAGTTAAATTATCATCTTGATTTTTCTCAATTACTTCAGGAATAGGAATAGGAGTAGCACTATTATTTCTTTTCAAAGAAATATTAGAACCATCTACTTCAGGAATAGAAGTAATACTATTATTTCTTTCTAAAAAAAAAGAATTATCTCCTCCTTTTTTATTCATTTTTTTTCTATTTTTTTTAGTTTTATTATTTCTATTTTTTCGAATTGATTTATTCATTAATATAAATTACATACATTTATTTTTTATTACCTATTTTTTTAACAACACCTTTTCCAACTTTTTTAGACTTTGTGCTAACAGAATCTACTAATTGAATTCGTTCGCGTTTAATCTTGTACGCATCATATTCCTTGTCAAAGACCGCCAATTCATTGAGCCAAATTTTCTCAACACTTGTACCGATTAATTCGGTCAATTCAATCTCAGTATCACCCTTCTCCTTCATAATTCGGTCCACATTTTCTTGACACACCGAATCCATCGGCATTTTCACCAAATATTTGTAACTAACATCGCCAGATGCACCATCAACCAAACGATCAAATCCCAAATTCTCTAAAAGCGCGTCAATCTCAGCCGCCTTCTTGCGCCTCAAATCAATTTTATCTGTTAGCACATACTGAATATATTTCGCACGATTGCTCATTTTCTGCAATTTCTGCTGCATCAATAATATTTGCGCGGCTTTTCGCTTATCATACATCGCATATCTAACTTTGTAAAAGTCCGTAATAATTTCCTCTACATTCGCATATTTGTGTAATTTACAATCAGAATCGAATAAATGCATATTTGTTGTACTAACAGATGTCGTTAATTTCAGTAGTTTCTCAATTGCATCTATACCATTCGCATCTTTACTCATCGCCTCCAATTCAGCCAATTTACCTTTCGGAAAAGTAACCACAAAATCCGCCACGACTTCAGTCGATGAATCTACCACATCTTTCAATACTGGTGCGGATCTCTTTCCATCTTTATCAACCACTCCATCCGCGAGTGATTCCAAGAAACTCTTGTAATTCATAGTCCAAGTGCCAACAGGCAATTCCGTGATTCGGATTTTGTCTTCCGCGATTTTATCATAACACCCACGAATCAAATACTTCTTCTCTGCAATCTCTTCAACTGTGCCCTTGAAACCCTCATAATATGGCGCAAATTTTATAGAAGTATCTGATGACGCATTTACAAGTAATCCGCGCAAATATGCGACAATTTGTTTCGGATTGTAAGACGGAATAGTGCACGAAAATCCTGTGCCAATACCCGAAATTCCATTCACAAGCGCAAACGGAATAATAGGCACATAATATTCCGGTTCCACAAGAGTTCCATCGTCATTCAAATATGTAAGAACAGTATCATCGGCTTCTGGAAAGATTGCGCGAGTCAAAGGATTCAATTGAGTGTAGATATATCTCTCCGATGCCTTATCATCGCCGCCATGCATACGCGTACCGAATTGACCGTTAGGTTCTAACAGATTAATATTATTCGAACCGACGTATGTCTGCGCCATATTCACAATCGCGCCATTAAGCGATGCCTCGCCGTGATGATACGCCGAATTTTCGCTAACATATCCCGAGAATTGCGCGACTTTAATTTCTGTGGTCAATCTGCGTTTGAATGCGCAGTACAGAATCTTGCGCAAAGAAGTCTTGAGTCCGTCTACCATGTTCGGTATAGAACGCTCACAGTCGTATTTGCTGAAATGAATCATTTCATTGTCAATGAATTCTTCGTATTCAACTTGCGGCTTCGACGTATTCAAGAACCGCTTTTTGTCATATTGTTCCAGCCATAATTTGCGGTCATCTGGTCGCTTCTTATTGAAGATCTTGTCAATAGTGTCGTCGGATTTGGTGCCTGCAACGAAATCCACAATTTTCTTGTTGGCAAAATACTCCTTGAATTCGGCAGATGTCGATGTACCGAGTCCCTTAAAATACTTGATCGTCCATCCAGTTACAGTGGAAGCAGTTTGTACTTGTTTCCAAGCATCGTATTCGCCTTCATTGTAAAAGTGCAATGTTTGCGCGCCTTTCTTTGCACGCAAAATCGGCGTGTTCATAAACGAAATGAAGCCTGCGATTTTGGTCAAACTCTGCCATTCAGAATGAAACATGTTGATGCAAAGTCCCTTGATGTGTGATCCGTCCAAATCCTGATCAGTCATAACCATAATTTTTCCGTATCGCAATTTCTCATGAACATCTTCAATTCGCGAATAAACTTTGCCAGTTTCCAAGCCCAAAATTTTCTTGATATCCGCTATCTCCTTGTTTTCCGAAATTTTCTTCGTTGCTTCACCGCGCACATTGAGTAACTTACCCTTCAATGGATAAATACCAATATTATTCCTGTCAGCACTTGAAAGACCGGATACGATTCCTGACATGGCACTGAGTCCCTCACATAATATAAGAATACAATTCTTGGATTCTGGTCCACCGCTCAAATTCGCATCTATGAAATTGGCGATTCCGCGAACAGTTTTCGTCTTTGTTCCATCGGTTTTCTTGGCTAATTTATTGTCCTTTGCTTCTGTAAGAGAGCACGCTAAATCCATTACACCCATTTTCGCCACTTTCTCAACGAATGCGTCGCTCATTGTACAAGATGACCCGAACTTGCTAACAGGTGTATTCATGTAATCCTTCGTCTGGCTATCAAAAGCCGGATTCTCAACATCGCAACGCAAGAATAAAATGAGCTGTTCTTTGATGGACGACGCGTTCACTTTCACTTTTTTCTTCGTCTCAATATAATCGCATAATTTACGTGTAAGTTGATTCATGATATATTCCACGTGTTTGCCGCCCTTGAATGTGCAAATACCATTGACATATGATACTTGTTGGAATTCGTGAGTTTTTGAAAGTGCAACTGCATATTCCCATCGTTCATTCGGACTTTCATATACGCGTTTTGTCTCGCCTTTTGTGCCAACAAATAAATCCACATATTGTTGGAAGTTTTTCACTGGAACTGCGATGTCGTTGAATACGACCTTGATTTTCTTCGCACTGTGATCAGTGACTGCTGCAATATCATATACGCGTTTTTTGAGCAAATCGCGCATATCTTTTGTGAGTCCTTCTAGACCAAATCTGGCGTAATCTGGCCGGAATGTGACTTTTGTATATGGCTTTGATTTGCATTTTGTAATTGTCGGAGGGCATATTTCATCCAAATTCTTATTGAATTCTTGGACATATTTGAGACCGCGAATATGATCAACAGTTTCGATTCGACCATAAGTTGACCAAATAAGTACGAGTTTGAAACCGAATCCGTTTTTGCCGCCGACGATGCGTTTTTCGTCTTTGTTGTAATTAGTCGACGTGCGCAAATGACCGAATACCATCTCAGGAATCCAAAGATCATTTTCCGGATGTTTTGCAACATCAATTCCGTTGCCATCATTTTCTATGGTAATTGTGCCGTCATCGGAAACAGTGGTTTCAATATAAGTGACTAGTTTTACAGAGTCTTTCTTTTCACATGATTGAATCATACGAACAACATGATCACGTGCATTGACAATACCCTCATCAAACAGTTTGTATAAACCAGGATTGTAGTGAATATCGCGCTGTTTTACACCGTCATCTTCATCAAATACCCACATAGTTTGATCAATATTTTCGACTGCGCCAATATAAGTATCGGGATTATCAAGAATATGCTGCTTATCAGTTTTCTGTTGGTATTGAAGGGCAAGTGTTTCGGATTCTTCTTTCTTTGCATCTTTTTTTACGTCTTGCTTTTTGCTAACAGTTGGTTTTTGAACTTTTGGTGGCATACTTTTATTTTATATACCATAAAATATTTAGATTATTTTTCAATTTTTTATTTTTATGTTTGTATATAATATATGAAAAATAAAAATATAAAAGGTGGATTAGAAATTGCTACAAAAAAAGATTATTTGATAGTTCAAGATATTAAAAATTTATTTAATTCTGAATTAAAGAAAAATTTGAATATTTATAAATTAAATGAAGACGAATCCAAATTACTATTATATAAATTGAATCAACCTGTACCTTTTTCTTGTAGAGAATTAAAAAGTTGTATTGAAGTATGCAGTGATAATCCGCCAACTTATATGGAAATATTTAAAATGATAGAAAAAATAGGTGTTAGAAATAGAAGAATTATGTTATTTGGTGGTTCAGTAAGAGATTATTTATTTACTAATTTTAGTAATATAGAGGTATTAAATGATATTGACATAAATTTTAAAACAAGTTATGAAAGAATCGTAGATTTTTTACAAAATTCATCAAACAAAAGAGAACATTGTTTTAGAACTTATAAAAATGAATCAAAAAAATATATATTATTTGGAAATCAAAATCATAGCGAATATCTCGAAGGCTTCCAAATTCCAGAAAGAGCTTATAACCCCTATGTATTAGAATCAAGATGTAATAGTCTCGGAATTATAATTGATAATTCAGAAATAGTTTCTAAATTTTATTTAATTGATTTTTTTTCAGGAAAAGGAATCGAAGATACAAAAAATAAAATATATTGTGCTCCTTTTATAGATGAAAATTTAACTAATGAAAAATTATTTAGATGGGTAAGTGATCCTAAAAAACGAAATATTTTTTGGAGAATGTTGAAATTTGCTAACAGAGGTTATACTATTGATGAAAAAACAGCATCATCGATTTATAAATATTGGTGGAGTGATGCATTGAAAAAAAGAGAAAATAATGGTGTGGCTTTAAGATGGGATAAAATATGGGAAATGTTGCCAGCAGAAAATGCTAATCGTATTTTTGGAAAAGGCGGTGTTGTGAACAGACAATTAGATGAAATTAAATCTAATCCTAGTGAAGATTTGGAAAATATTCCAACATATGATGAATTATTAGAATATTTGTTATTTTTGAAAATATTATTAATTGATTCAAATGGTAATATACATGCTCCTCCATTATTGAGTATTGTAAAAACGCAATCTAGAATTAGAGGAATTCAGTCAAGAAAAAGAATATCTTTGATTGGAAAAAAATCTAGATCAAAATCCAGATCCACATCAAAATCTAGATCCTTGTCTAAATAATCAATAAATCAAATTCAAGCAATTTCGAGTTTTTGGTGTATAACCATTAGTAAAATATGTTGGCGCAGCATTTCTTATTGTTTGAGCATATTTCATTCGGCATGATATTGTAGTATTATTTGACGATGACCCGATGTTTTTCTTTTTAGGTGGTTGTAAATTTTGTGGCAAAATCCATTCTGGAGGTGTTGCACTTGGATAACGGGCTACCATGAAAAAAAATGGTTTTGTTGCATATTTAAGTGGAGGCATTATATAAAATACACATGTATTTTATATAAAAAAAATTAGTTATTACACCTACTCGAAAGTTATTTATGTCGGACAGTGTAATTCTTAGCGCTTCTTTCGGCTTTTTACATCTCTCTTGACAAATCCGAATTTACCCTTTTCTGTAAAATAACCATTTTTCTGTAATATCTTATCTTTTTTGGCTTTCTCACTTTTACGTTTACTGACAATTCTGCCATGTTTATTATATTTAAGATCTTTCTTAGTAAGACCACCACTTGTGTGATGAGATGTGCCGTGCATAACTTCGGCGCGTGTGCCAACAGCATGTTTGTATGTAGATGTCATTTATATATAACGTTTATAAAATTAT